AACAAGATGAACTAGATGCGGACGGAGTAAGAGACGGAGCGGTTAAAGGTTCATATTTTTTCCATTACTACTGGGATTATGAAGCAAGAGGAAAAGGCGGAATAAAAGAAGGCGCATTGCGATGTGAGTTAATTGACCCATTAAACATTTTTTTCTCGAACCCAAAAGAAACAGACGAACAAAAACAAAAATGGATAATAATTGCAAGCAGAGAAGAGGTTGCATCAGTCAAGGCAATGGCGGATGAAGGAATAGACAAAGATTTAATCGTAGCTGATGACAATGAGAGCCATTATGACAATGACCAAACAGAACAAGAAGGAACAGACCTTTGCACAGTATTGACGAAGTATTTTCGCCAAAATGGGGAAGTATTTTTTGAAAAGGCTGTAAAGGCAACAATAGTTAACAAAGCGCGCTCATTAACTCCCGATTTGGAGCAAGCGTTAAAGTCTCTTGAGGACGAGGCAAACACAGGTCTCCCAGAAAGCAAAGAAAATGAAGAAAAAGAGAAAGCAAAGGCGTATTTATTCCCGATTGTTGCAGGTCAATATGAAAAGCGAGAAAAGTGCATTTACGGATTAAGCGAAGCAGAAGGCTTAATATCAAATCAAAAGGCAATCAATTTTTCAACGGCAATGAAGCTTTTAGCCGAACAAAACCAAGCGTGGGGAAAGATAATAGTCAAAGAAGGAGCATTGAGAGACCAAGTTATTACAAATGTTCCTGGACAAGTTATTACTGATTATGACAAAACAGGTAACGGATTTTATACATTACCTATCCCGCAGATTTCAAGCACACAATTAGAGTTGTGCAATGACCTAATAGAAGTAAGCAGAAATCTAGCTGGAGCAACAGAAATAATGAGCGGCGAAGCTATAGGAGCAAACATGAGCGGCGCAGCTATTGCCCAGTTGCAAAGTCAAGCAGCTTTACCAATAGAAGCGTTAAGAGAAAGATTTTGGCGAGTAAAAGAAAGACAAGGAAAAGTGTTAGAACAGTTTTTTAAATTGTACTACCAAGATGCCGAATTTACATACAAAGACACGGTTTTAGACAAAACAACAGGCGAGGAAAAAGAAGAGACTATAGTTGATGTTTTTAACGGAAACGAATTTGTAGACACCAATTTTTCAGTAGTAGTTGAAGCCACAGGCGGTACAAGAGCAACAACCGCTAGCGATATTAATATGCTTGACAATCTTTTAGCCAAAGGTGCTATAAGTCCGCTTACTTATGTAAAGTGTTATCCCGATGATGCTTTGCAGAACAAGAGCGAAATTATAAAAGCGGTTGAGAGCGAACAGCAAAGCGTTGTACGGCAGTTGCAAGCGACATTAGCGCAAAGAGAACAGCAGCTATCCGAAAGCGTCGAGCTTTTGCAAAAGCAAAACGATACAGTAAGCAAGGTTGTATCGGTTATTCAAGAAAACAATCGACTTAATGCTCTGTTAGCACAGCTCTACACCGAAAGCCAAGCAGCTATAGGACAAGCAAACCAAATGGCATCTCAATACAGCGAAGCAGTAGCGGACGCAACTTTATTCGCACAAAAGATACAAGAAATGCAAAACGCAGGGAAAGCGAAAAAATCCATATAAACAAAAGGAGGCACAATGCCAGAAGAAATTAAAACAGCGGAAACAAAAGAAGTCAAGGGCGCTGGACTTGATGAAAGCAAGGTAGAAGATACTTTAGAAGTAGATGATACCGTAAACGAAGCAGAGTTTAAAGAAACAGAGGGAGACGGCGAAGAGACAAAGAAAGAGGAACCGAAAAAGGAAGAACCCAAAAAGGACAAGCCTAAGCAATCGCCCGAAGAAAATGCCAAGTTCGCACGGGAAAGGAGAGAAGCTGAAAGAAAAGCTGAAATTGAGAAAGCGAGAATAGACGCAATTATAACGGCAGTCGGCGAAAATCCTTACACAGGCGAACCGCTAAAGACTAAAGACGATGTAGAAATCTATCTCACTATGAAAGAGATAGAAAAAAACGGCGGCGACCCGCTTAACTCCCAAGATTTCCTTAAACATCTGAAAATCAAACAACAAGCAGAAGCAGAAAAGCGAGCAGCAGAAAAACAAAAGGAAGAGTGGTTACAAAAGGACATTATGGACTTCAAAACCAAACACCCCGATTTGAAATTGGACGAGCTGTTTAACGACAAGAATTTTCGAATTTTTGCAAAAGGTAAAGCAGGCAATATCCCGATGGCAGAAATCTATTCGGATTATACCGCTATGCTATCAGAATTCGAGGAAAAGTCGAAAACAAAGGCAGCAAGAATTATCGCAAACAAGGCAGCTACTCCCGGCTCTTTGAAAGGCGAAGCAGCAGACGGCGGAGACGGTTTGTATACAGAACAAGAGTTGGCAAATATGTCTCAAGCACAACTATTAAAAAATTGGGAGAAAGTAGAAAAGTCGTACGCGGCTTTTCAAAAAAGAAAATAAAAGGAGAAATTAAAAATGGCATACGAAAAGTTTATACAAAACATAGAGAGTACAAAACTCTTAAAAGAAATTGAACAGTTCCTCATTTTCGGAAAACATTGTAACCGAGACTATGAGGGAGAAGTAAAAGGTAGGGGAGACCAAGTTACCATAAAGGGATTGGGCGAACCTACTATCTACACGATTAACAAAGACGGAACTTATGCTGCGAATGCAGTCGGACCAGGAAGCGTTGCGGGTACAGGAAAGGATGTTATACATAAAGGTATTCCCGATGCAGAAGAAATTGCAGGAAGCGAAGTAAAGATTCAAGTTAACCGAATGGAGCTATTCAACTATATGGTGGGTAAGATTGACTCTGAACTAACTAAAGAATATGGGCTTATCAATAAGTATCGCACAAAAACTGCAAAGAGAATGGCTAACAAGAAAGACCAATATATAGCATCGTCTATTGTTGGGTTTGCAGATGCCGAAAACACAGCAACAGAAACATACACCGCTGGAACGGGAACTTATCTTACAGCAGGAGACGACATAGCGGCGGACGCTTCAGCAGGCACACCCGCATATTATAACATACTTGACTTCATAGACGAGCAGGTAGAAATCTTTAATGGAAGGGATTACGGCGATAACGAAACATTTTTTGGCGAAGTAACACCGAAGTTTTGGCGTTGTTTAAAGAAAGCATTAAGAAAAGAAAATACAGACAACAGTAGGCTTATAGAGGGCAGAGAGATAACCACATACAACGGTATAGATTTTGTTAAGACAAATAATGCCGTTGTAAACGGAAATGAGTACTGTATTATAAGAAACGGAGAAGCTGTAACCTTTATCAATGCAATAGCAGAAATACAACCGTATAAACCTGAAAAAGGGTTTGGAGATGCGTTAAAAGGCTTTTCGCTCTATGATGTTGGTATTATACAGCCCAAAGGTATGCTTTGGTCTAAAATATTAGGTTATTCAATATAGGAGGTAAAAAATAATGGCTATAACAAATATTACGGCTAACGCCGCAGCGGGAGTTAATGAACTCCGCAGAATGAACAGTAATTTGATAAATGGAGGCGCAAATACAGCTATTACTTTTAAAGCAATGGTACAGCTTAATCAAACGAACGATGCAGGGATTTATATAGGAACTTCGGGAACTTATGGACTTGCTTTTAACGCACCCGAAAAGGATTGCAAATATGTGTATATTATAAGAAATGTCGGTACTTCAGCAGATAAAACAGTATTAGTAAAAGCAGGAAATGCGAAGCAATACGGAGCGACAAATAATCTTTCAATTACAGCAAAGAAAGCAACAGCGGCGGGTAGCGGTGCCCAAACTACATATGTAGACACCGCAATACAGCTTGACAGCGCAAAGTATATGCAGTTTGGCAATTCTTGGAACGGACAAATTGTATTTTTGGGAAATTCGGCAGATGTTCAGATTGCACAGATAAGATTACCTTAAGTTTGTGTTTTCA